CTTGGCGTGAGTTGCTTGATGCTGGGATGTATTCTAATTTCCCTGGCTTTCTGTTCGCGGATACTGGCGCGCGTCAAAACACTAACATTTTCCGCGTTCCGCCGGGTGGTGGCGCTCCGGTCAAAACCGGTGGCATGCCCATTAATCAGGCCATCATGCCTCTCCCGTATAAGGAACCATCGCCGGCACTGATGTCGCTGGTTAATGACATCGCCACCACTGGCATGCGGATCGGCGGCACGTCTGAGCAGCAGGTTGGTGAAGGACGCGCAGACGCGCCTGTCGGCACCACCCTGGCGATGATCGAACAGGCCGCGAAGGTGCTGAACAGCGTCCACAAGCGCATGCACGCATCGCAGGCCGAGGAATTTCGGTTGCTTGCACGGTGCTTCAGAGAGAATCCGAACAGCTTCTGGCAGCGTAACAAGACGCCTGCATATACGTGGGACGAGAAGGTGTTTCTGAAGGCGCTAGAGGACAACGAACTGTCGCCCCAGGCAGACCCGAATACAGCCAGTGCAGCGCAACGTATGATGAAGCTTGCCGCGCTGAAGCAGCTACAGGCGTCTAACCCGACGATGTATGACCCGATTGCCATTGATCGTGCGTGCATCCAGGCCCTCGGCTTCTCCAACCCCGATCAGTTTATGGCTCCTCCGTCTGCACAGGCTGCGCCACCGCCGGAAATGCAGAAGCAGATGGCGGAAATGCAGGTCAAAAAGCAGCAGGCCGACGCACAGACGTTGAAGGCCCAGGCGGACATGCTGAAGGCGCAACACGAAGCAAGCGCACCGCATGATGTGCAGCAACAGCAGGTGGACACGCCTGTCGATCTGATGACAGCAAGGGCGAAGTTGATGGACGCGCAGACGAAGCGCCACGCCCTCGGCATTCAGCAGGCTGATGTCGCCCAGGAAGACCGCAACCGCGCCGCCGACCGTGCAAGTCACGAGAAAATCCAGCTACTTGAACTGGCGCGCGACATCGCCTTGCACCCCCAGGCAGCACCGATTGCCGCCCCCATCGCAAAGCAGGCTGAAAAGCAATGAACGACGATCCCGCGAAGGCTAAACGTCAAGCGATGATGGTTGCGCGCGGGGTGGTGTCGCCTGATGAACGGCAAGAGAATTTGTCGGCATTCCAGAAGGGTAATCACCCCATGGTGCCGCTAGTTGCTTATCACGCAACCGGAGGTGATTTTTCTGCTTTCGATCCACAAAGTATGGCTAAAGCAAAACTTGGAAATGGGATATATTTAACGCCTTCAAAACAAAAAGCAAATGTCTTTGCTAAAATCCGCGCAAGTCAAGGGCATGCTGCAAACATTATGCCCGTTCACCCTTCTATTAAAAATCCATATTTAATACACGGAGAAGATAATATTCCAGCATCTGGCGTTGACACTGAAAAGCTTAAACGCAACGGGTTTGACGGCATCATTTTGCATGGTGATGATGGCTCGGCCAAAGAAATTGTCGCCTTCCATCCCACACAAATCAAATCGGCTATTGGCAACCAAGGCACTTTCGACCCCAACGACCCGGATATCACCAAGGCGCGAGGCGGCATGATTGACGACAACGACAAAGCCATCCGACGCGCTACAATGGTCGCCAAGGGGCTTGCTAAGGAGATTGGGCCACTACCTACCGGCGACCGCCAAAAGCCGCCACATCCGGCTTCCATGATCCCTGGTGTGCATGTCACCGGTATGGGTGATGGACATACCGCGATCCCCGATGGATATGCCGACGGTGGCGACGTAGAGCCAACAGACGAAACCGGTTTCGATGCTTACCATGGATCGCCGCACGCGTTTAACGAATTTAATCCATATTATATTGGCACAGGCGAAGGTGCCCAAATGTATGGACACGGTATGTATTTTGCTACCAATAAAAATGTAGCAGAAGATTATAGAAACAAATTAAGTAAAAATCTGAATGAAATACATTTCCCTTATGGTGATAAAGATGAATTTGGGCTTCCTATTCGCTATACTCCAGAACATTTTTCTTTTCATGAACCAGAAGCATTAGCTGCAAGAGCAATATTAGATAGCAACATATCGAAGGAACAACTTAAAAGAATAAAAGAAGAAAACGCAAGCCGTGAAGACATGGCAAAAGCCATGAGAATGATTAGGAATGAAGAAATAGAAGTTTCTCGTCCTGGATATACATATCATGTCCGCGTCCATGCAAACCCGGAGCATTTTCTAGATTGGGATAAGCCGTTAAGCGAACAGCATCCTCATGTGCAGCAGGCTCTATCCTTTCTCGGCCTCAACCCGCAAGACGAAGGTCATCCTTCACGCCCAGGCGAAGCGGCTTATCGTGCAGCCGTATTTCAACACGGCAAAGATCCCGCCAAGGCATCCGCCGCCCTATTAGCAACCGGCATTCCCGGCATCCGATACCTAGACGCCAACAGCCGTGATCCAAACACCGACAATCCGACCCACAACCACGTCGTGTTCGATCCCAGCAAGATCACCATCAAGCGTCGGTATGCGCGTGGTGGCGTGGTTGGTCACTATGCCGGTGGTGGCTATACGTCTCCCGACGATACTGCCGTGCAGGAAGCCCTAAAGCGCGTTGCAAGCCCATTCAGTGAAAATCCCGAGCATGTGCAAGAGGCGTTACGCATCGCATCCACATTTCAAATCCCGATGGGGAACAAGGGGCTAAAACAGCCGGGCGGCTATTACAACATCAAACAACCCGTGGGCGTCAGTGACGTTAAGCCGACCGTCGCCCCGTTGGGCAATGTCAGCATGGTGCCGAAAAAGAATATTTCATGGGAAGACCTGTATAATCAAGGCAAAGGTGGCTCCTTTATCAATATGGGCGGCGACCGCTCTAACCTGGGCAGGCTGACGCATATCAATGACAAGCCGCTAGCGTGGCCGGTCGATCTGCATGCCGGGCCGAAATACATGCGTGAACCGAATCCTGGCGCGGTATGGGCGAACAACATTACGCATGGGTCGGCATTTAAGAATGCGATCCGGCGTGCTGCTGAAAATGGTCCAGTGTATGGCATGTATGCCCCCATGGGTCCGAAGTCCGTTGATTCGTCGCATAATATGTTTGACGCCGTAATGGCTCAAATTCCAGGGTCAAATATTTCTAAGGAAGATGCTGATAAATTTGATAAAGACGTTAAAAATGCTAGTTTTTTGCCCGCATCTGAAAAAGAAAAGAAGGAATATGTTCAAGAATTGATGAGCAAATGGCCTGGGGTATTGAACGCAAAAGAAGCAAGCGAATTTGCGAGGACTATCCCCGGCCTACATCGTGCAAATATTATTAAGCACATGGATAAGGCGACGTGGCTGAATGCCGGATTCCCAGCCATCGGCATGACGCGCGCCGCCATCACTGATCCAGAGGTGTTGAACGCCCCAGGTAATATGCTTGGGCACCGCGTGGTGAAATTCGATCCCAACAATCTTGAAGGTATCGAGGAAGCGTTTTCGCATTCGACATATACTGACCCGACGGGAGGGAAGTATGTGGGCGACCTCCCGCTGGTTCAGCGCCACTATGCCGCTCCAGAGGTGATTGAAAAACTGCTGAAGAAACCAACTAAATCGGGCGACGTTGTTCATCCATATTCAATGTCTAGCATTGGCCGAAGCACGGCTCGCAAGATGTTTGAAGAACAAAAACAAATACAACCCATCAACCAGCGTATGCTAGACAGCGTTTTACTTGGTCTACAGCGTCAAAAGGATTATGGTTTTTCCTCTGGTGGGGTTGTAGAGCGCGCACTTAAACTTGCCAGACAGCAGACGCCGGTTCCCGCTGCTGCGAAGAAAAAGTCAGGAACCTGATGCCGGGACGCCGGTAGGAGAACGAAGACATGTCGAAAGCCACTGAGCGCGCACGCGCTAAAGCACACCGGATCACCCGAACCGACCCGCAGGGAACGAAGGTTGATGCATCCGGCTACACGCCGCCAGACGCCCTTGACGCTGACGTAAAGACCGGCATGCGACCGATCTCGCGCCGGCAGTTCAAGAAGGGCGGGAAGGTTGTCGGCGCTGTTCATGGCGAACACGCCAAGCGCCACGCAGGTCGCAAGCCGCGCAAGTCCGGTGGCAAGGCCCTGTCTGCTGATAGCCTGATCAACCGCAACGCCAAAGAAGCCAACGCCGAGCGTGACGGCAGCAAGCATGTCGGCGGGTTCAACAAGGGTGGACGGGCGCATAAAATGGTCGGCGGGCCGATGATGGGTGCGCCCAATGCCGGCAGCATGGACCCGCGCGTCCTCGCGTTGCTAAAGGCAAAGATGGCCGGCGGTCAGGGTATGCCGATGCGTCCGGGCGTTGGTCCGATGAAGCGTGGAGGGAAAGCCGAACACCCTGACGAACGCGAAGACCGCGCCCTGGTCAAGAAGATGGTTAAGGGCGAGGCGTTGACGGGCAAGAAGCATGGTGGTCGGGCGCACAAGTATGATGGCGGCGAAGCCATGGGGACGGGTGCGGGCGATAAACCGTATCTGGCACCTGCATCGCAGAAACCGGACCCAGCCGCCCTTGCTGCCATCATTAAGGCCGGTGGCGGCAAACAGCGTCCGCGTGAAACCTATCCCGATCTGGACACGCGCCCCGATCCGAATGACCCGAATGCCCTGTGGACCGGTCAGCCTCGCAAGCGCGGTGGCAAGGCCGAGCATGGTCCTGGGTGCCGTTGCCATGAATGCCATGGTGGTGTCGCCAAGAAGCGTGGTGGCAGCCTGAGCGTGTCTGACGGCGCTCTGGAGGGCACTCGTCCGACCGGTGGGCGCATGGCGCGCAAGGATGGTGGCCGCACCAAGGGAAAGACCAACATCAACATCATCATCGGCACCGGCAAGGGCATGGATAACCAGATGGGTGGCGGTCAGCCTCCGACCATGCCTCCGCGTCCTCCCGCTATGCCGGTTGCTGTTCCGCCTCCTCCTGGCGCTGGCGCTCCTATGGGCATGCCTCCCGGTGGTATGCCGCCGATGATGCCTCCTCCGGGTGCCGGCGCACCGCCTCCTGGCGGTATGCCTCCGATGATGGGCCGCAAGACCGGCGGTCGCGTTGCTGAAGCCAAGATGGAGTTCGGCGCAGGTGGCGGCAAAGGACGCCTTGAAAAGATCAAGGAATACGGTCACCGGAAGTAATTCTTCGGCCTGATTTGCGTTAATACTTGACGGGCGGTAACATAGACGTGTTACTGCCCGTTTTGTATTTCAGGACCAAGTAAATGCTAACATACAACATGCTTTTTGAGAAGGAATTGCGTAAATTACTTTTGGAAACTATTGAAAGACGCAAAGACGATTTGTCCTTCGGCCACGCATTAGATTACCAAAAAGAGGTCGGAATTATTACAGGCCTAAGAACAGCCCTTGATTTATGCGATGAAGCAAACAAGCTGCTGTCCAATACTTAACCAACGCAAGTAATGGAGAACACTATGCCATTTATGGTGATGGAGCATTCAACCGACCCTAAGCAATCCTTGAAAAAGGAGGTCGGTAACGTCGATAACGTCGAGGTTTTCAACAATCAGGTGCTTGTTGCTGTCTATACGCGGCCTGAAAAGACCAAGAGCGGCATCTATCTGACCAGCGGCACCCGCGACGAAGACAAAATCCAGGGCAAGGTCGGTCTGGTGTTGAAGAAAGGCCCGCAAGCCTTCGTTGACCCGTCCAACAACTGGTTCGAAGGCATCGACATCAGCCTTGACGACTGGGTGTTCTTCCGCCCCTCCGATGGGTGGAGCGTGACAATCAACAACGTCGTCTGTCGCATGCTTGACGACACGAATATCCGTGGTCGCATTCAAGCGCCTGACCAAGTTTGGTAATAAGGGAGCACAACATGGCAGACGAAAACAATATTTTTGACGTCGCTGTTGAAGAAACGCCGAAAGAAGGCGTTGAAATTCAGGTTGCAGACACAAACGAGCCTGAAACCGACTTCAATGCCAGTATCGAGCAGCTAAAACAGCAACTTGAAGCTGAAAAGCAGGCTCGTATCGACGCCGAGCGCCGCATTCATGAGGCCCAGAGCCGTGAATATGCAGCGCGCAACGAAAAGGCCGACACCGACCTTCAGTTGATCAACAACGCCATCTATACGGTCAACACGAACACCAACATCCTGAAGTCTCACTACGCTGAAGCGATGCAGGCAGGTGACTATGGGCGTGCAGCCGAAATCCAGCAGGAAATGGCGTCTAACGAAGCCAAGCGTCTGCAACTGGAAAACGGTAAAGCGGCAATGGAGGCTGCACCGAAGCAGGAACCGCCGCGACAGCAACCCGCAGACCCGGTCGAGGCGCTAGCATCGCAGCTTACCCCTCGCTCTGCCGAGTGGATTCGGCGTCATCCTGAGTTCGCGCGCGATCAGCGCCTGTTCAACAAGATGATCAACGCACACAACCTTGCTGTTGCAGACGGCATCCAGCCGGACACTGACGCATACTTTGCCGAGGTCGAAAGCACCCTGAAGATCAACCGTGGCGCGGCAGCCACCCAGGCTGAAACGCCAATGGAACAGACCGCAAAAGTCACGCAACAGCGTGTGTCGCCCAACGCAGCGCCGGCAGCGGCACCCGTCAGTCGTCAATCATCCAGCGACCGGCAAACGGTCGTCCGCCTGAGCGCCGAAGAACGCGAAATGGCGAGCATGATGAAGATGACACCCGAAGAATACGGGAAAGAAAAGCTGAAGCTGAAGCGTGAAGGCAAAATCCACTGAAAGGATAGAACATGAGTGGTTCAATTACACGGCGTGCGATGAAATCCGCGCCCAAAAGCGTCCTACAACAGGCGCTTGAAACACCTGAAACTGCCGACGCGCCGGTTGTGACTGACATCAAGGTCCCCGACGCGCCGCAACGTGCTGCCATGCGACAGGCTATGCGTGATGAAGACCCTCGCGCACGTGCCGCACGTCGAGCCGCCGAATTGCGTGGCAACATTGGCGACATGGATGAAGGAACTGACGAGTTCTTTATCCCGCCGCACCTCGTCCCTGACGGCTGGACGTATGAATGGAAGCGCAACACCATCCTCGGCCAGGAAGACCCCGCGTATCAGGTCGCCTTGGCTCGCAAGGGGTGGGAAGCCGTCGATGCAAGCCGACACCCTGAAATGATGCCCATCGGTTCCAAGGGCGTTGTGTCTCGCAAGGGCATGGTCCTGATGGAACGACCGAAGGAAATCACTGACGAAGTGCGCCAGATCGAAAAGAAGGTGGCACGCAATCAGGTTCGGCAGAAGGAGGAGCAACTTAACTCCGCACCTGACGGTCAATTCGGGCGCGATCACGCCCAGGTTCGACCGAAAATCAACAAAAGCTACTCGCCGATTGCCATTCCTGCCGACGAGTAAGAACACACGAAGTAAAAGGGCCGTAAAAAGCCCTTTTATTTGCGTTTTGACTTGTGTATGTTGACGAGCAGCAGGGTTTATCCCTCCCAAATGCCTCGGGGTGTTTGGTATTAGTTATCACCCGGTTTCCCATCGCCCCGGTGTGCGATGATGGAGCCTCCTTTTATGAAGGAGAACCCGTCATGGCGAATACAAACGCGCCTTTCGGTTTTTCGCAGTATTCTGGGACCGGTTCGTCCCCGACTTATGAGCAAGTGCAGCTTGCGATTTCGTCCACCAACTCTACCAACCCGCAGATTTTCTCGGGTGACCCGGTGGCGCAGCTTTCGACGGGCTACATCTGTCAGGTCGGCACCAACAGCACCACCTCGGCCAATGCCGCCGCTGCCGGTAGCATGATCGGCATCTTTGCCGGCTGCAAATACCTGTCGGTTTCGCAGAAGCGCACCGTGTGGTCGAACTACTTCCCCGGCGTTGGCGACGTGAACACCGCCGCTGCGGTGACTGCCTACGTCATCACGGACCCGAACGCTCAGTTCCTTATTCAGACCGCCAACAGCAACACGACCGCCACTGCGGTTGGCGTTTCTGCCATCGGCCAGAACATCGGCTTCGCCTACGGCACCGGCACCGGCACCAACACGAACACCCTCGGGACGACCCCTGGCAACGTGTCCACCGGCCTGTCCACCGCCTACGCGGACCAATACACGCTGACCACGCCGGGCGGCACCAGCGCCACCCTGCCGTTCCGCGTCATCGCCCTTGCCAACTACACTCCCGACGGGTCCAACCCGCTCCAGAGCATCAACGGCAATGACTTCACCTCTGCCTACAACCGGATTGTTGTTGCCTTCAATACGATGGCGATGAAGTCTGGCGTGGCCGGCATCTAACAGGGAGTAGGCACCAATGGCTGTCAATCTTTCAGCGATTAAAGACCTTCTCCTGCCGGGCTTGCGTGGCATTGAAGGCAAATACGAGATGATCCCGTCGCAATACGACCGGATTTTCACGAAGCACGACTCGAAACTGGCTCTCGAACGCACCGCCGAAATGCGGTTCCTCGGCCTCGCGCAGTTGAAGACTGAAGGTGGCCAGACCTCCTTCGACAACGGCGCTGGTGAACGGTTTGTCTACAACCAGGAGCATTCTGAAATTGCCCTTGGTTACGCCATCACCCGCAAGGCGGTGGACGACAACCTCTACAAGACCCAGTTCCATCCGTCGAACCTCGGCCTGATTGAATCCTTTCAGCAGACCAAGGAAATCTATGGCGCGAACATCCTGAACACCGCCACCACCTACAACGCCAACGTCGGCGGTGACGGCGTGGCTCTGTGTTCGACGGCGCATCCGATTGACGGCAGCACCGTTGCGAACCGCCCGACGACTGACGTTGACTTGAACGAGGCGACCCTGCTGAACGGCATGATCAGCATCCGCACCAACTTCAAGGACATGGCTGGCCTGAAGGTCTTCGCCCGTGGCCGCAAGCTGGTTGTTCCGCCGCAGTTGGAACCGGTTGCGATCCGTCTGACCAAGACGGAACTTCGCCCCGGCACGGCTGACAACGACGTCAACGCGATCTTGACCACTGCCGGCGGCTTGCCGGAAGGTTACATGGTCAACGACTTTTTGACGTCGCCGTATGCTTGGTTCCTGCTGACGAACATCGACGGTTTGTCCTACATGGAACGTGTGAAGTTCGAAACCGACATGCAAGTGGACTTTGTCACAGACAACCTCTTGGTGAAAGGTTATGAACGTTATAGTTTCGGCTATTATAATTGGCGTTCGATCTGGGGCAGCTTCCCGACTTCGTAGCCTTTGGTTTCAATGAGTTAGCTGAAAGTCCAAAGTAAAATGGGGTCTTTACACCCTTCGCCAGTTGGTCTATCTTATCCGTTGCCGATTATGGCAATGGAAGGACATGACATGACGAAGGGTGTAGACTTCACTTACGATGAACTTGCTGAAGTTCTGAACTACGACCCACTGACGGGTGACTTCACTTGGAAGGTGTCGATTAGTTCTCGGGCGCAAGCGGGTTGCCGGGCCGGGGTTTGGCAGCGGATGCAAAATGGCAAAGACTATCTTGCGATCACTTATCGTGGTCGTAAATTGTCTGGCGCTCAAGTTGCATGGTTGTTTATTCACGGTAAATGGCCTGACCGTTCAGTTTTCTTCATTGACGAAAATCCAAGCAATCTTCAGGCGTCAAACCTAAAGATTGCGGATCACAAGTCCCATCGGGTTGTAGGGGCGGATGGCAAGATCAACTATAAAATGAGCACTGAGCAGGTGCGTCATTACGGGTTTGTCCGTCATTACGGTATTTCATTCACTGAATACGCAGAAATGTATGCCCAACAGGGCGGTGTTTGCGCTATTTGTGGATTACCGGAAACCGCAAAATTGCCAGGGCGTCCGACGAAGAATAGCGATAGTCGTGTCCGCGATCTTTCTGTAGATCACGATCACAAGACAGGTCGCGTGCGTCAGCTTCTTTGCAATTCCTGCAATCATATGCTTGGTGCAGCCAAAGACGATCCCGCCATCCTCCGTGCCGCAGCCGATTACTTCGAACGGCACAAGCAAAAGGAAGCTGTCTAATGTCTAACCTTAAAGTATTCCGAAAGGAGCCAGCCAATGGATATTAATGGCGGCGTTTATCCGAACGCCAACGGAAGCCCGATCTGGCCGGCTTCGACCTTCACCGGTCCCCTTGTGGCTGGCAACGTCGTGGCGAGCGATGGCACCGGCAACCTTGCCGGTGTCGGCGAAACGACTGGTTCGGCGAACCTCGGCTATGCCAACATGGCGCAGTCGGTTGTCGTCACCCAGGCGAGCGGCGTTACTAACATCGTCATCCCGGCACAGAGCCAGATCACCGATATCTATCTGATGGTGACTACGGCCTGGACCGGCGCGGCATCGACTCTCGGTATCGGCACCACGGCTTCTGCCACGGCGCTGACTGCTGCCGGTGCGGTGACGGCAAGCGCCTTGGGCCAGTCGACGATCCTGCCTGGGACTGGTTCCACGCAAATCGCTAACTGGGACAATGTCGGCAATACCGACATCAAAATCCAAATCACCTCGACCAACACCGGCTCTGGCGTAGGGACGCTTACCGTCTTCTATCTCCAGGGCATCAACCTCGCGTCGTAATAGGAGGCACCCATGAAGGGTCATAAAGAGCATCACGGCGTGAAGCATTCCGCTCACCACGTCGCCCATCACACCGCTCACCACGGCGTGCATGAACTGGCGCACCATGGTGTCCATCATGCTCGCAAGGCGCGCAAGGCTGGCGGGAAGGTTGAGGACGACATTGTCGGCACCGGCAAGGGCCACGAGGCTGCCACCTCTGGCTACAACGAAGCCGAGAAAGACCTCAAGGACAAGCCGGAGCAGCGCGGCAACGCCCACAAGATTTTCGGCGAGGCGGAAGCCATGCACGAAAAGAAGCACGGTGGTCGCGCCAAGCGCAAACATGGTGGCAAGCTTCATCACATGAAGCATGTCGGCCACGTTGAGGGCGAACACGCGAAGCACCATGCCGGTCGCAAGCCGCGCAAGTCCGGTGGCCGCGCCTCGTCCGACACCAGCCCGTTCACCTCCGCTCGCCATGGTGAGGCCGCTAAGGGCCGTCACCTTGAACCGGAAACGATGGGCTAACAAACGGTATGCGGGGGCCTAGCGCCCCCGTAAACCATCTGGAGAAAGCCATGTCAGGCGCTTGGACACGCAAAGAGGGCAAGAACCCGGCTGGCGGTCTTAATGAACGCGGGCGGGCCTCACTGAAGGCTGAAGGCCACAACATCAAGCGCCCGGTTACGGCGTCTGAAGCCAAGCACAGCCCAGAATCGGCGCAACGCCGTGAGAATTTTCGCACCCGCATGTGCGGCATGAAAGAGAAACTTACTTCAGCGAAGACGGCGCACGATCCGAATAGCAGGATCAATCTCGCGCTGAAACGCTGGGACGTAAAGTGTTGAGAGGATAAATTATGGTCGGCGTCGTCAATCAATCCATTACCCGCGTCGGTCGTTATGAGCCTTTCGAACTTCAGGTGTCGCGTGGCCAGATTACGGGCCATTCATCGCTGAATGTTTTCGGATATGGCACGACTCCGGCAACCGCCGGTCTGTTCCGCACGGCTTGGGAAAACATGTCCACTACGGACTACGTGTTTCCGACCTCTGCCATCACCATGAACCTTGTCAGCACCGTGGCCGGCGACACCGCTTCGATTACGATCTCCGGCCTGGATGCAAACTACAACGCCATTTCCGAAGTTCTTGTTCTGAATGGCACGACCAATGTGCCGACGGTCAATCAATACTTCCGCATTAACAATATCTCTGTTTCCTCGGGCAGCCCTACCAATCCTTCTGGCGTGATTACGCTGTCCAATACGGGCGGCACGGTGATTTATGCTCAGATCAACACGGCGACCATCAATGGTGTGACGAGCAGCATCGGCACGTCGCAGATGGCTGTCTACACCGTTCCTGCCGGCTATTCGATGTATGGCTATCGGTTTAGCGCATATTCGTCCTTCAATGGCAACAGCGCGAACTATACGACCTACCGGGCCATCATCAATTTCCCGTCCGGTGTGCAGCGCATCATCCTACAGTCGCCGTTCAACACCTTCTACGAAGTTCAGCGCCACTTCCCGTTCGCGTATGCCCCTGGCACCGATATCCGGTGGCAAATCGCCTCCAGCGCCGCCACGGCTGCTGTCGTTGGCGTGAACATCGGCGGCGTTCTGGTCCTGAATGACGGCACCCTATAAGGATCAACTATGACCACCAGCGGCACATATAATTTCAATCCGTCGCTGGGCGAAATCACGCTCTACGCCTTCAATCTGTGCGGCCTTCGCAACACGTCGCTGTTGCAAGAGCACATGGAATCGGCGCGTATGGCTGCCAACATGGTTGCCGCGTCGTTCTCCAACCGTGGCGTAAACTTGTGGCAGGTTGACCTTGTTACAACGCCACTGATTCAGGGTGTATCAACATACAGCGTTGACCCAAGCACGGTGATGATCCTTGATGGTTATGTAACAACCGGATCAGGAACCACGGCTATTGACCGCATCATCATGCCGGTAAGCCGCACTGAATACGCCAGCTATCCGAATAAGACCCAGCAAGGTTGGCCTACAACTTTTTGGTTCGACCGCCTCCTGGCACCCACCGTGACGCTGTGGCCTGTCCCAGACGGCAATGAGGTGTCGTTCAGCTATTACCGGCTGCGACAGATCCAAGACGCTAACTTTACGTCTGGTCAGACGGTTGATGTGCCTTACTTGTGGATGGAAGCGTTTGCCTATGCCTTGGCATTCCGTCTTGCCTTGATCTGGTCGCCCGACAAAGTCCCGATGCTGAAGCCGATTGCTGACGAAGCGTATAATATCGCTGCCGAACAGAACGTGGAAAACGCAGCGACATACATCAGTCCGCAAATCCAAGGCTATTACAGATGAATATTTTTTATGTTTATGAGCACTGGAGAACGGACACCAACCAATGTTTTTACGTAGGTAAGGGGAAAAATAAACGCGCATATAATT